CCGGCGGCGAGTTATCAAAGACAAAGCGGCAGGCGTGAAGTAGCTCATGAAAGACTGTGACTCTCTTTTTTGTCTCATCAAGATTTCGGTCAATGACGATGCAATTTCTGGTGTCTTGTGTGTAACCGTAATTTGAATCGGAGAGTAGAGGGTCTTGCTCTTTTGATAGCTGGATAACCTTGAACTTCTGGATACCGATAGTGATGACATCAGGACACCCTTGTCTCTTGCTCATCTAATTCCCTTAGTCCATCCATAAAATCATCTAGGTAGACATAGCGCCCTATGTCATTGAAGGTTGAGTTCAAGTCTAAGGCTTTGAGCAGGTGTTCTCTCTCAAGCTTTCTACCCTGTGTCCGCCCCTCTTTTATCCCCACTTCGTAGGCAACCATCGTGGCTCGATAGATTGTGTCGCTAATTTCTGCATTACTCATTGTTTTCCCCTTCTTTATTCATAAACCAGTTCAGCTCCTCGAATAGCAGCCTCACCTGAATGTTTGGATAGCCGTGGTGTTTGGTGGCTTCTAGGTGCTTGATGATCCGCTCTCGCTCGTCTTGAACGCCTCGTTGGTAATCTTCGTTACTCATCTTCTACCTCATCTGCTACTTGTTTGATTGGCTCTAGGGGAACATTGACCCCATGCGCTCTTTCGGTTTTTAGGTGGTATTCAAGTGACTTGATTTTGTCTAGGCGAAATCCTGACCAGCGACGATCATCTGTTTCGACAATGGGTGCTGCTATTAGTCCTAGCTCTTGAAATCGCTGGACAGCTTTTGGCGAGCGGTCAAGTCTGCGAATTGTGTAAAGAATGCCTCGCTTATCGAACTCTCTAGCGGTTTGATGGCATTGAACACAGTTGTTTTTTGTCCATAAGACGATTTTCACAGCTTTGCCCCGGTTCTTAGAGCAATCTCTTTGCGCTCGTCTTTGATGACCTCTAGGGCTTTCTCATACCCTGCCACCTGGGTCTTAGACATCTTGATTCGGTCTTTGTTTATCTCGACCCTCATCGTGATCCAAGTGGTTGCATACTGTGCGCCCTCTTGCATGCCATGACGGAAAGCCTCGTCTAGTTCGTAGTTGAAAAGGCGGTCTCCAATCCAATACTTGATTTCTCTAAACACTTGTCTAATTGTCATTGTTCTCTCCTAATACTTCTCTGACTGCCCAGCGCAGGGTTTCGGCGAGCGCTGGATTTCCTTTATTGTGTGCTGCGTCTGATAGCTCCTCGATTGCGTTTAGCGCTCTCTCAAAGCCTCGGCTGAATTGCGTCATCTCCAATAGGTCGAGCTTCATAAACAGCTCTTGCTTGATTTGGTCGGTTGTCATTTCTTGCCCTTCTTGCTTGGGATGCTCATGATTGCAACTGCACCCAAGAAGACTGCTAGAGCTAGTGCTAGGTCTATTAGTGTTTGATTGTCCATTTATCTCCCCTTCCGGGTGAGGGCTTACGCCCCCACCTTTACCGAAAACCATTGGTTTAGTCTGCGCTCGCTGATTTCATACTCAGCGTCTACCAGCTCACCATTGACGAAAAGTTTTCCGAAGTAATTCCAGTCAGTTCTTTTTGTAAAACCATCTGCACAAACTAGCCAGTTATCTTCAGCCACAAAGACCTTGCTTCCGTCTTTGTTTGTGTATGTCCCATTCAAAGTGTTACGAGGCTCAATGGTGACCTGTCCGATTCTTGCTTGCATTTAGGGTTCCTTTCTTCCCTGTTGAATACAGGTTAGAACAGGTGGGGGTCAGGGTAAAGGTCAAAACTCGTGTCGTTATAAAAGCGTTATAAAGTCCGTTATAAAGGCAAAATCCTTATAACTGCGCCGGTTTCTCGGTCATCGGCATAGAACTTTCGGGCTGAAATCTCGACTATCTGCGAGTCATCGCCCCAAATGACCCCTGATTGCCCTATGCCGTCCCCTACGCCTCGCAGGAGCTTATCTAGGTCTGGAGGGACGATTGGAAGCGCTCGGTCTGTGACCTTGACTGTTTTAGGTCGCTCTAAAAAGAAATCCACCTCTAGCCTGATAGGGCCGAGATGGATGTTCTGATTTGCGTATGGTTGGCAGGCTTCTTCGATAGCCGCTCGCCACTTCTTTAGGTTGGCTGATTGCGCCTCGACTATGCGTCCATTGAAGACACGCTTCGACCCTTGTGGGGTAGGTCTGCCATAGACATCGAGAGTAATCACCCCTCTAGTTTAGAACGGAGCTTCGCTTTTCTTTACCTGAGCGTTGTTGATGTGAATTGCAGCGGTTTGTTTTGGCTGGTTGTCACGCCCGGTGAAGCTCTCTAGCTTGACGCTGATGTCTCCTGTGACCTCGACAATTTCACCTTCTCTGACCTGTGAGTCAGTCCAAACTGTGACCCAAACGGAAATCTCTTTGCCGTCTTTGCCTTTGCGCTTTTCTACGCCTTTGAAGCCATAGCCAGCGATCAGGCGAGCGACTTCTAGTTCTGCTTTTACCTTCATTGTGTTGCCTTTCTGTGGTCACTATTGACGCAATCATTATGTCCACAGGTAGGGACACCTTTGATTACTAGCTCACCATCTTCGTTTATTGGGGTGACTAAATCTTCGGCATAGTTTCCTTGCCAAATCAGACAGTCACCTATTTTTGTTTGTTTCCTTGCCCTGCAAGAACCGCAAGTGTCCGGTGCTTTTCGGGTCGTGTTTATTTCCCACACGATTCCGCATCTAGGGCAAGTTTTCTCCACACTATAAGCCTAGCTTTTTTCTTAGCTCAGGTGTTAGTGGGACAGCTTGTTTGGCTATTTCTTCCATCTCACGCAGGTAGGCATCTGACTGCGCTTTTTCTTTTGCCCTGCGAGCTTCGCTTGCCGCCTTGACCTCTGGAAGTGTTGCGGCATTTTCCCAAGAATCGGCATTTAGCCAGGTGGCTGGATACTTTGTGTATTCAGGCTTGCGAGTCGGATCGTTGCGGTAGGCAATAGCCCCTGCCAAAAGCTCCTCAAACTTTGCTCTTTTGAGGGCAGACTTGAACGCCCTAATTGCTGCCGCTCGGTCTATCTTCCTCGGATACTCGTTCCAGAACTCATTGAATTGAATTTCCAACTCACTAATAGTGTTCTTAACATGTTCTTCTTTATAAATAGTATTCTTAGGGGTCGGATTATCCGCTAACGGCTTTTCCGACAACGGAGAATCCTCTGGGTCTTTAGTAGTCCAAATAGCCTCGCCATAGCGACCTGACTCATTGACTTGTGAGCGCTCTAGGTAATTGAACTTTTCTAGCTCTGCGATGGCGGTTCTAATTGCGTCTTTGCCTTCTTGGCACTCTTTGGCGATTGAGTTGATTGAAAGCGACCAGCCAACTCGGTGACTCATCAGCATCGTCAAAAGACCACGAGCTTTGAGGCTTAGTCGGTTATCTCTTACCCAGTCATTTGGGATTTGAGTGAAGTGATCGTCAAAGGCGTGATGGCCTCTTATGAGTGGCATAGTGTTCCTAATCCTCGGCAAGAGCCTAGAATTAGGTCTGCCGATAGTCGCTTTATCGGTATTACAGGCAGGCTGTTCATCGCAGTCTGCCTGTTTCTATTGTATCACTTACCATCTTGACGGCTTGAGGCAGCGTGACAGAGTGCATCGAACCTTCCTTTTGTTGGGTGCTTGCTAACTTGTCTGTGAAGATGTCGCTAACTGTGGGAGTTGGCAGATTCACCTGGTTAGTGTTTGGGGTTATTTCTTGACCCGCCAGCAACATTCTCAAAGCCAGCTCTGCCTGTTGAGGGACTACACCATTGCCACAAGCCTTCAGCTCGTCATTACGGCTCAAACCGCAGTCGGTTATCCAACCTTGAGGAACACCCATCATCCACTCTGTAAAGGCACTAGACAGACTGTGAGAGCCATCTTTTCCGTCAGGCTTAGTTGGAGCTGGAGCAGGTCTGCCTAAGACTTCTTCCCAGCGTCTAATCGCAGGTTCGAACTTGCCCCAGTTGGTTGAAGAGACTTCTCCGCTGTTGAAGATTGTCCTAGCTACTGAATCAGTTTGCACAACTCCATCACGCTCTCGTTCGGCTGTTCCATCTTTGTAATCACGAGCAGTAGGGGTTGGCATCAAGTCATTTACAACTGTTTCTCTGACATTTGCGTAACCGCCTTTGCCTTTGTTAGCTGCTTTCTGCTCAGGAGTTCTAGCTGGCAGGTGATCCATTGTGTTTGGGGTAGGCAAGAATAAAGACCCTAAATCGGTTGTGCGGTGCGCCTGCATCGGCAGCTCGAACACCTGTCCATTTCGCATCGTACCCGAGGTCGGCCAAGTCTCCGAGAACAGCTCCCAATGCTCGCAGAGCAGGTTCGCCATCCCCACTTTCTCCCATACACCACGAGCAGTGTTCCAGCTCAGGGTTGGTTGCGGTTGCGCTAAGTAATCCTCTGACATTTTCAATCACTACCATTCTTGGTCGAATCTCGGCGATAGCTCTAGCGAACTCCGACCACAGCCCGCTTCTTGTTCCTTCTTTTAGCCCTGCCCTCTTGCCAGCTAGTGACAAGTCCTGACAGGGAAATCCTCCGGTGAGGATGTCTACTGGCTCGACTTTAGTGAAATCAACCTGTGTGACATCTTTGTAGTTAGGCACACCTGGAAAGTGCTTTTCTAAAATTGCAGATGGAGCATCTTCCCACTCACAATGCCAAGCGACTTCTGCACCTGTGACTTTTGAGACGGCTAAATCCAAACCGCCATAACCGCTAAACAGGCTGCCGATTTTCATTGTGAACCATCTTCAGTAAATCGTCGTAGTCAATGGCAGGGTAGTGAAGAACTAGCTTTTCTAGCAGTTTGAGGATGCGCTGTCTTTCTCTTTCCTCACCCTGTCTGCGATAAAACTCTCTAACAGTCTCGGCGTGACTCATAGCAACACGCTTAGTTTCTTCCAAGCCTCAATCGCTGTCTTGTCTCTAGCACCGCCAGAGTAACGACCAGCGTTGAAATAAAGTTTGTAAGTTTCTTGTCTTTCTTTCTCTGCCCTGTCGGCTTCCTCAGCTTCGATTCTGCGTTGCAGGGCTTTTAGTTCCTCTACCTTGCGAACCCAGTGACTTTCTTTTGCGAGTGCGTCTTCACGCATTTGTTTTGCTACCAGTTCAATGTCCATTGTTTCCCCTTACTAAATTAGATAACTAGGTGCTTCTGTCTTTACCCTGTCACCATCCTCGGTCAATTTATACCAAGTCAGATTCGGCGTGTCAAACACAGGGTCAGACATTTCTCGCCATGACTGAAGTTTGTGTCCGAACTCTCTAGCCTCGGCAGCGGTCTGATGGTCTGATTCCATCTTTGAGTTGTAGTCATTGCAGACTCGAATTAGGTTCTGAACTGTGTCTATGAGCTTTGATCCGCCCATGCCTCGGTTACGGCGATGGTGGATTACTAAGTCCTCGGTCTGACCGCAATGCCAACAGGCAGGGTCTCTCTTTTCGACCTGTTTTCTTACCCTGTCGCTAACCATAAACGCCTCTCTAACGCCCTAAAAGTGTCGGGGACAGGTAGAGATAGCCAAACGACCCCTAAAGCCCTCTAATCGCCTCACAGGGCTAATTAGAGCCTTGATTCCTGTCCTAACAGCTTTGCCTGAGTCGCTAAGACCATAGAAGCCGTCTCAATGCCTCGAACCTTTTGCTTGATTCGGTTTAGCTCTGCCTTGCGTAAGTCTCTAGCTAATCTCAGGTCTGCCGATTCTAGTCGAGCAATCGCTTCTCGATCCCTGACAGTCCCCTGAGCTTTTATGTAAGCCTTTTGTTCGGCTAGGTCTAAATCGTATTCAGCTTCGGCTAAAGACTTCTCAGCCTCAAATAGCGCAGTCGAACCCTTATGGTTTTCCTGTATCAGTTCCGCTAGTTGTCTCTGGATTTCCTGTATCACTCAACACCCCTAAAAGTAAGTCTGTTAGTTCTTTATTCCAGAACTCAGTTTCTTGTTTTCTTCCCCTGTATCGAGCTATCAGATACGCCTCTTGAAGCTCCTGAATTTTGGATTTCTGCAAATCGGTCAGCATAACCCTTTAGCCTTTCCAAGACTTCGGCAGGTGCATTGTTTGCTCTTGCCTGTGTGTATAAATCCCTAAGCTCCTCAATTGTTCCAAGAGTAGCAGCTTGTTCTAGCCAATCACCTCTGGCAACCTTTGACATTTCTTCTCGGCTTGCTCGCTTGTTTCCTGAGTAGTCAGCATTGGCTAAAGCTCTACCTATCGCTGAGGTCTCTGCGTTCTCAAGAGCTGAAGTCTGATTTGCACCTGCACCGCCATCAACTTCGAAAGCAAGACCAGTCGCTTTTGGGAGACTGTTTGCTTGATCGCCGGCGGATAGATAAACCTCTGCACGAACAATCCAAGTTGCCACAGAGCGGTCAGTAGGCGTGGTGAGGTTATGCGTGACAATGCGTCCATCAGGATTGTCAGCATAAAATCTTTTGATTCTCTGTTCGACTGTCTCATAGTCATCTAGGTTGAACCTCGGCATTACTTTCCCTTTCTCTTGTGAACTATCAAATAAGGTAGTCCATCTTTTTTAGCCTGTCTTGTAGCGATGCGAACTTTCTGTCCGTCAATCTCCATGTAAGCGTATTTTGACTTGCCCATAGCGTCTAGGCATTGTGACTTGTAGTAGCGCAATTCATCAGCAGCTTTGTCGTAAGCCTCTTGTGCGTTTGCCAGTAGAAACAGCGAGTCAATCTCGACCTCCGTATCTTCAATCTGTGGGTGCTGGTAACGAACCGCCTCGTAAGTAGATTCCGAGCCATCCCAAGCAGGTTTCTGGTCTGCGAACACTCTTTGCATAAACTCTGTCGCTCTCTGGCGCTGGGTCTCAATCTCAAACTCATCTCGGTCTACCCAGATGTCATACCAAGTCATTCCTGCGACTGCGACAATCACAGCTCGCTTTAGGTCAAGAATGTCTAGGTAGTGCTGCACCTGTGCGACATAGCCAGCAGGGACACTCTCCCATGTTTGTCTACCTGTCTTCACCTCAATCACAATCCACTCGCCTGTCTCTTTGTGTCGAGCTAGTGCGTCAGGGTTTGCGTGTCTGAACGGAAGAAGATTGTCTTGGTAAGTCCCGGTCTGAAAAACATCAAACTCAGGATGTTCCTCTTGCCACAGTTTTAGAATCGGCTCCTCAAAAGCTTTACCAAATCTGATAGCCCAGTTTTCCTCAATCGTTCCGGGTATCTTGCCTGTCTTGACTGCCCACAGGTGATAGGGGCTTTGAAAGGGATTGAGTCCGCAGATTGTCGAGATGTCCGAACCGCCCACAGACTGATTTCGAGCTTCGTGCCATTCTTCTGACCCTGCCTCGAAGACTCCGAGTAGTGTGCCGTTTCCAAATTGTTCAGGTGCGTAGATTTCCATAGCGTGAGTTTGTCACAAGGGTCAGACTTTTATTTTGTAGACTCCTCGGATGGGTCATTTTGACGAGAAGCATTACCGCCTGCTCAGGGCTATCCATGAGGCAGGTGGGGTTGCGTGTGAGGACTTCCCGGAGTTGTTCTATCCCGAGGACATTCCCGACCCTATGAAGCGACAGCTCGCCACGCTGATCGCTAAGCGTCTATGTAACGAGTGTCCTATAAAAGCCGAGTGTTTCCGCTATGCGGTTGAGTCAGGACAGAAGCATGGCATTTGGGCTGGAACTAGCCCTCACGAAAGGTGAAACCCCCTGCCATTTAGACAGGGGGCTGGAGCAACAATGAACTCTTTTAGCTTACTTGTTTTCTGCCAAATCTGGGTCATTGTCATCAACCATGTCGTCAAAAGTAAAATCGCCGTCTTTCTCGACCTCTAGGGCTGCCTTGAGTGAGTCGTTGCTTTCCGCCGACTTAGCCACCGCTGCCCGAAAGGCGTTAGCAACATCTTGAGAGTCTAGGCTTCCCTGCCAAGTTAGCGACACGCCAAGCATCGTTAGGACTGCTGCAAAGGCAGTTCCTACACCGATGATTGAGCCTAGCCACCAGTCTCCGTTAGTAGCGATAGAGCCGACACCTGTTCCTGCGAAGAAGGTTGCAAAGAAAAGACCAATGCCCCTTACCAAAATCTGCTTAGTTATTTCTTTCACTTGTTCTCCTCGATTGCTTTGAATAGGTCTGACTTGACTGCGGTAGGGCCAAACACGCCTTTGATTGTTTTACTTAGTGTGGCGTGAAGATGCGCCCCGGTAGAAGCTGAGCCTGAGTTACCGACTAACCCGATAGGTGCGCCTGCCTCTACTCTGTCGCCCTCTTTTAGAGTTGGCTTCTTGTGTAGGTGGCAGTAGCCAATAAACCAAATTTTCTTATTCTTGTCCTGAACTCTCTGAACTAGGACATGACCTAAAATCTTCGACTCAAAAATCCCAACGACAGTGCCTCTAGCGATAGCAGGGATTGGAGTGCCTGCTTTCATAGCCCAGTCTGTGCCGGAGTGAGGCTGCATCTTCATCTTGCGGCGGTAGTCAGAAAGTGTGCCGTAGTGTCCTGTGATGCGGTTGTCTGGGAAGGGTTTTTGCCAAGTCATGAGTTTATTTTACTCTGACTTGTCCCAACGCAGAGGGAAAGTCAAAATCCAAACGGACAGGGTAATAAGAATCAGCATCCCTGTTACATCTCTGGCTGAACCCTCTAGCACCAGCCACGCTACTGCCATACCTAATAGAGTCCAAGACTGGTCTAGTAGGTCTTTGAATAAGGCTTTCAAGTATTTCATTATGGTCTCCTGCTCATTGAAATTGCTCCTGCTACTTGTGCAACTTGTCCGACAATCACAGAAGCCACGATGACTTCTTCTGACCGCTCTCGTTGCTCAGGGGCCATGTCTGCCCCAATGTTTCCTAGATCGTTGAACACCTCTAGGACTGCTCCTGCAACATCTCCCAGTAGAGGGATAGCGGCGATTTCAGCAGGCAATTCTTCATCATCAGCCTCGGCAATGACGGCTAGAAGCTCTAGGGCTTGTGCGTATTCAGGTGAGCCGGGTTTAGCGGTTTCAAATAGCTCAGTCGCTAGGGCTTCGGCTTCTTCTATTTGTTCCCCTGTCAAATTGGCAGGGTCAATGGAAAGTAAATCCTCTGGAGCGGTAGGCTCGACTGGTGGATTTGGCTCTGGCTCTGGTTCTGGCAATTCCGGCTCTACTGGCTTGGTTGGTTCAACCTCGTCAGGTTCAGAAGGAGCAGGAGTTGGTTGAGGCTCAGGCTCAGGCGTGGGCTGAGGCTGTGGCTCAGGACTCGGCTCAGGTTCAGGTTGAGGCGGTAAGACTGGCTCTGGTTCAGGCTGAGGTTGCGGAGCTGGAACTGGCTCTGGCTGAGGCTCAGGCTGAGGCTGAGGAGTAGGTTCTGGCTCTACTGGTAGAGGCTCAGGAGTTGGCTCAGGAGAAGGTTCTGGGGTTGGCTCTGGGGTCGGAGTCGGTTCAGGCGTTGGGGTTGGTTCAGGCGTTGGGGTTGGTTCAGGCGTTGGGGTTGGCTCAGGCTCTGGGGCAGGGGTAAGAGGAACACCTGTAACAAAAGAGATAAGCGTGTAGTGCGCTGTGTGCCAAGTTTCGTAAGCCGATTGGATTTCACTCTGAGGCGCTTGTGTGCTTATTAGGTTGTTTAGGGAATTGAGCGTAGATTGCGCTACTACTACCTGCTGATTCCAGCTTGGTCGGTCTGCGATCTGGTTATTCACTGAGCGCATAGCTGCCCAGTAATCCTCAAAGGCTTGGTTTATTAGCTGAGGGTAGTTTTGTTGTTCTTCTACCTGTTCCGTTGCCATAGAAGGCAAAGTTAGAAGCAGGGGAGAAAAGGAAAGGCCAGCTACTAATGCCGCTCTTAGAAAAGGTTTCGCCATACTGCCGCCGCTATCGAACCGATTACAGCGGATGCACCAGCAACTAACCACACCTTGCGCTCTAGGTTTCTGATACGCATTTCGTGGTCTTTTATGTTTCGCTCGACCCAATCAACATGGGTAGGGATTTTTTCATTTAGGCGTTCGACTTGCTTGATAAGTTCGATTGCCCATTGAGGAATTTGTTCGTTCATTGCACTCCGCTAAGAGATGTAAGAACTATTTTACAGTATGAGCGTATCTGCTTCTTCGGCAGTCAAAGGCTGTCCGGCGATCAACTTTGCCTTAGCAGATGCCTTTAGTGCGGCAAGTGCTTCGGCAGCAGCTTCACGCTCTGCCTGTTCCTGAGCATACTGAGCAGCATCCGCTTCACGCTGAGCGATTTCCTCAGCGGTTAGGGGAACGATAGTCTCCCTTTCGCCCTCTGGCTTTGAAAGATCTACGATAATTTTTACTGGAGTTTCCATTGTTCTATCCTATCTATGAGATGATGTAAAGGCTTGCGGTTGAGTGCTGAACCCAAGTGCCACTTGGTCGGTTTAGTGTCAATGAAGTAATTGCTGCACTATTAGCCCATTGTCCAGCGTAGATGCTTTGAATTGCTGCGGTGGCGTTATTTTCTGTAACAGAATCTATTGAAAAGGATTTATTAGCCGAAGATGCATAATTTGCAATGTATAAAAAGCCGTTTCCAAAAGTGCTAGCTGTGCTAGTTGAGCCATTGGTATCCAAGACAAAAGAGTCAGAAGCAGCACCCGAACCGACAGAGCTACCAGTTCCAAAAAGAAGCCTATTTGTAAAATTAGTAGATGCGCCATTTAGTAGTAATTGGTCGCTACTTGATGTGCCGCTGCTGCTAACTCGCAGGCTATAAAGAACTAAGAGGTCTTTCCCTGTACCAGCTATCCCAGTAAATTCAATCGAAGCAGCACCGCCCGAACCGACTGTTACTGTGCTTACAAGTGTCATAGCCATAATTAGCTCACTATTCCGTATAGGTTAAAAGTTGAACCGATGCTGAAATTCCCGCTGTCATTGAAAATGTCTATGCTAGTAATAGCAGTAGTGCTGGCCCATCGACCTGCCATCATAGCTGTACCGGTATCTGCACGATTCATCCTTATCAATACAGATTTATGTTTATCTGTTTGTGCGTAATCCAAAAATTGAACTATTTGAATAGTCGGATTTGTTCCAAGATAATTGAACTGACTTAACTGCCCGAAATCGTTGAAGGTAACGCTTGCGGTAGCTGAGCCGTTTCCTTCTGCAGATACAGAGAATTGGTTTGTAGTAAGACCATTAGGTCTGACCCGCATCTGTGCATTGACACTAGAAGTCGCTGCAACGATAAGCACTAAATCTCGATAAGTGCTTGGGATTGAAGAAATAGTTACAGTTGCGACGGCTGAGCCTAGAGTGCTAGAAGCCACTAAATCATAAGTGGGAGTTGGCATAGTTTTCCTTTCCCTGCCTCAAGCCATACCGTAAAGAGAGGCTCTAGTTCCAGTTACAAAGTTAGTTGCACCAGCATCCAAAAGAGTAATAGAGGTTATTGCGTTAGTGTTAAGCCAGACTCCAGAGGATAAAAGAACATCTATTTCTCCTCCATAGGCACCAGCTAGAGCTTTAGTGGTTTTATTTTTCAATCCTGAGTTGAAGTCAAGCAAGTCAATTACAGCAGCTCCAAAAATTCCAGATGAATTGTTATTACCCGGCAAACAATCTCTAACCCCTATTCCTACAACAGATGTATTTGCAGATGAACTAACTGCACTTCCTGTTCCATTGAGAGTATGGTCGGCATAATTTGAACCAGTGTCTGAATTGAACTGAATACGCAAATTACCGCTGTTCGTAGTCGCTGACGAAATACGACCAATAAATCTAATTTGCAAATGCTTATACGCTGAATAAGACCCTAGCGAGCTAAAAGTAATACTTGCAGTATCACTACCTAAAACAGTAGTTTCAAGCAGGTCATAAGCACCACCCCCGCCTGCTGCACCTGCTCCTGCAACAGCAAGAACTCCTAAAGGAATAGGCATTAGACAGTTATCTTTCCAACTACTCGGTATGTGTTAGCAGCAACCTTTTGAACAGTTGCAGCATTGTAGGTTTGGTCAATCTTGAAAGTGACGGCAGTTCCGGCAGTTCCGCCACCTGCCCAGTCGGTTACGCCTGTTCCTGCGGCGATGGTTACAGTTCCGCCAGCGTTGCGCCAGATCGTTAGCGTATCCCAAGTCTGTAAAACATCTGGAACGGTAATTGTTACAGCGGCAGTTCCATTTACCCAGATAGTTCCGTTGTCTAGGGCAGCGGTAGCGGTCATTGAGGTAGTGGTAGCGGTTCCGCCGAAGGCAACCTGTGTTCCCGAAATTGTTCCAACTTGCGATCCGGGCAAAATTCCAGAAACCTGACTTGCGGTAATTGTTCCGCCGAAGCTACTTACCGGATAAACCTGTTGCCATACACTGCCGTCATATACGGTTATAGTGTCGCTATCAAGTTGGTAAGTAACCATACCCTCGCTGACTACTGTCCCCGGTAGGGCA